GTTACATTCATTAGAGTTGAGGAAAAACAAGAAGAAAAAAAAAAAGATCGTATCAAAGAACTCTTTGAAAAAAGAAAACAAAGAGAACAGCAAAATTTATAAACCCCAAAAAAAAACAATGAAAAATGGATAATTTAGTTAATTTATCAATTAGCGATAACCGATATGTAATAAAAAGAAGTGGTGACAAAGTTATGTTTGAATCTGAAAAGATCACCCGTGCAATTTTAAAGGCGATGCTGAGTATTAATAAAGTTGATACTGAAATGGCGGAAAAGATCGCTCGTTTGACTACAAAAGGTATTTTCAGAGGTGATAAAGAACGTATCCCACATGTCGATGAAATCCATGATATGGTTGAAAATAAACTCATGGATAACGGATTGAATGATGTTGCTAAAGAATATATCATATATAGATCTAAACACAGACCAAATATCTTCCAAAAAAGAGTTGCATTAAAACCTTATGAATACCCTGAGTTGTTACAGTACGTAGATGCAATCCGTCACTCATATTGGGTTCATACGGAGTTTAACTTTACTTCAGATATTCAAGACTTCAAAGTACATTTAAGTGAAAAGGAACAATCTGCGGTTGAGAGAGCGATGCTTGCAATTTCTCAAATTGAAATCGCTGTTAAAACTTTTTGGGGGGACATTTATAAAAAACTACCCAAACCAGAGATTGGTAGTGTTGGTGCAACATTTGCTGAGTCTGAAGTAAGACACGCTGATGCATATTCAAACTTAATTCAGTTACTTGGTTTAAACGGAGAGTTTGAAAATTTACTCGAAATACCTGCAATACGTAGAAGAATCAAATACTTGGAAAAAACCATCGCTAATCTCAAGTCGGTGGAAAACCAAGATTACTTTGAATCCGTAGTTTTATTTTCAATGTTTGTTGAAAACGTATCATTGTTTTCTCAGTTTCTTGTTATTATGTCATTCAACAAACACAAAAACGTTTTGAAGGGTGTTAGTAATGTTGTTGAGGCAACTTCCAAAGAAGAAAACATCCACGCGGAGTTCGGATTCGATTTGGTAAATTTGATCAAGAAAGAAAACCCAAGTTGGTGGACACCTGAGTTGGTTGAAGATTTAATTGATGCTACAAAAGACGCTTATGAAGCGGAAAGTGAAATTGTTGATTGGATTTTTGAAAAAGGTGACTTAGATTTCTTAACTAAAGAACAGACAATGGAGTTTATCAAACACAGATTTAACATATCATTAAATGCTATTGGTATAGATAGTATTTTTGATATTGATCAAAAACTTTTGGGGACTACTGAATGGTTCGACGATGAAATTTTAACAACAAAACACACGGATTTCTTCCACAAAAGAAGTATTAATTACAGTAAGAAATCCAAATCTATAACTTTAAATGACTTATTCTAATAAAAAAAACAAAATATAATATGGAAAATAGACAACCTTTTGACTGGATTAATGAAGAGTCAATCACATTTCTCCGAAGAGGATATCTTAGTGCTGGTGAAGAACCTTTGGAACGTATAAAAATTATTGCAGAACATGCTGAAAAACTTTTAGGTATGGATGGTCTTGCGGAAAAATTTTATGACTACATGAGTAGAGGATGGTACTCTCTTTCTTCACCTGTTTGGGCAAACTTCGGAAAAAAACGTGGACTCCCTGTAAGTTGTTTTGGTTCCAATATTGGTGATAACATCGAATCTATTCTTTATACACAAGCTGAAGTTGGTGAAATGAGTAAGATGGGTGGTGGAACCTCAGGATATTTTGGAAACATCCGTGGTCGTGGTGCTGAGATTACAGACAATGGACACGCACCGGGTTCAGTCCACTTTATGAACTTATTCCAAAGTGTTGTGGACAATATTTCGCAAGGATCAACTAGAAGAGGAAGATTTTCACCTTACCTACCAATTGAGCACCCTGATATCATGGAGTTCTTGGAAATTGGAACTGAGGGATTTCCTATTCAAGACTTGACACACGCAGTTACTGTGACAGATAAATTCATGGAGGAGATGATTGCTGGTGATGAAGAAAAAAGAGCTGTATGGGCTAAAGTTATTCAACGTAGAGGTGAGATTGGATATCCTTATGTGATGTTTACTGACACAATGAATAACAAGGCACCTGAAGTTTATAAGGACAAAAATATGAAGATCTATAACTCAAACCTTTGTTCTGAGATTGCTCTTCACAACTCAGAAGATGAATCGTTCGTTTGTGTCCTCTCTTCAATGAATCTACTTCATTATGACGAGTGGAAAGACACCGACGCGGTTGAAACTATGATTTATTTCTTGGATGCTGTTGTCACAGAGTTTGTAAGTAAAATTGACGACCTGAGAAACAATGGTACCATTGAAGGACAAAGAGCGTTCTTCTACTTGGAAAGAGCTTACAACTTTGCTAAAAGACAACGAGCTCTTGGTTTAGGTGTATTGGGTTGGCATTCATTACTTCAATCCAAAGGACTTCCTTTCGATAGTAAAGAAACTGCAAAACTTAACATCGAAGTATTCAAACTTATTCAAGATAAGTCATACCAAGCATCAGCTAACTTGGCAGAACTTTTTGGTGAACCTGAAACGTTGATTGGTTATGGTAGAAGAAATGTAACATTGAATGCCATTGCACCTACTACGTCCTCAGCATTTATTTTGGGACAAGTTTCACAATCTATTGAACCTATTTGGTCAAATGCATATGTTAAAGATGTTGCTAAGTTGAAAGTGACAATTAAGAACCCCGTTCTACAAAAGTTGTTGGCATCTATGAAAAAAGATACCAAAGTTACTTGGGATAGTATTAAGAAACATGATGGGTCCGTTCAACATTTGGATTTCTTGACTGATGAACAAAAAGAGGTTTTTAGAACTTTTTCTGAGATCAATCAGTCGGCGATCATCAACCAAGCGGGTCTTAGACAAGATTTTATTGACCAAGCACAGTCTTTAAATCTTATGGTTTCACCTGACATGCCCACCAAGGATGTCAACAAACTTTTGATGGACGCTTGGCAGTTGGGTGTAAAAACACTCTACTACCAACACTCGATGAACTCGGCTCAAGCTTTTGCGAGAAAGAAACTAAACGTTAATGATTTGGTTTGTACTTCTTGTGAGGCGTAACAAATAATCGTTTTATTAGATAAACCCGTCAATCCGACGGGTTTTTTTATTTTATTAAAAAAATCTTAGGATTATATTTATCAGATATGGCAGAAGGTATTACATATGGTTTAATATTTCCGTTTAATGATTCGGTGACCGGCGACTTCTTGGAGTTGAGTGAAACTCAATACCAACAAATAAGAAGTGACTTAATTCATCTATTATTAACTCGTAGAGGATCAAGATATTTTTTACCTGATTTTGGAACCCGTCTATATGAGTTTCTTTTTGAACCTTTTGATGGATTAACATTTGACTCAATCGAAGCGGATATCAGAGATTCAGTTCAAAGATACATGCCAAATTTATTAATCAATAAGATTACGATAGAAGAAGCGGATCCAAGTGAAGAAGTTCCTTTAGCTAAAGGAAGACCTGTTGTTGGACAATCAAGAGAAACTCCATTCAAAGTTCCGGGTAAAGGAACCTCGGAATATACTGCAAAAGTGAGAATAGATTTTACAGTTGATAACTTGGCGTTTGCTCAGAGTGATTTCGTGATCATCAATATTTAAGATTATATGGCAAGTAATAAAATATCATACGTCTCAAGAGACTACGAGAGTATTAGAGTAGAACTCCAAAACTATGTAAGAACCTATTATCCTGAGTTGATTCAGGACTTTAATGATGCTTCGGTATTCTCAGTATTTTTGGATTTGAATGCCGCTGTTGCCGACAACCTACATTACCATATTGATAGAAGTATTCAGGAGACCGTTCTTCAGTACGCACAACAACGATCTTCAATATACAACATTGCAAGAACATATGGTTTAAAAATACCAGGTCAAAGACCTTCAGTTTCTTTAGTTGATTTTTCTATAACTGTACCGGCTTTTGGAGACAAAGAAGATGAAAGATATCTTGGTGTTTTGAATCGTGGGTCACAAGTCTTTGGTGCGGGTATCGTTTTTGAAAACCAAAATGATATAGATTTTTCTTCGCCATACAATGGTTCAGGATTTCCTAACCGTTTAAAAATACCAAACTTTGATGCTAATGGAAACTTGGTTAATTACACCATAACTAAACGAGAGTTAGTAACGAATGGTATTACCAAAATATTCAAGAGAGTCATCAATCCAAGTGACGTAAAACCTTTCTTTGAAATGTTTTTACCGGACAAAAACGTTTTAGGTATAACAAGTGTTTTACTCAAGAGTGGAACCAATTATACTAACGTACCTACCGCCGCTGAGTTCTTAGGATTGGCGAATAGATGGTATGAAGTAGACACATTAGCCGAAGATAGAATCTTTATCGAAGATCCGACAAAAGTTTCGGATCAACCTGGTGTTAAAGTTGGTAGATACATACAAACTAATGACAGATTTATAAGTGAATTTACCCCTGAAGGATTTTTAAAAATGACTTTTGGTGGAGGTGCAACCTCAGCCCAAGATCAGTTGAACTTATTTACAAATCTTGGAACTCCAATCAATATCCAAACTCTCACGAATAACTTTTCATTGGGTTCAACATTAGTTCCAAACTCAACATTGTTCATTCAGTACAGAGTTGGTGGTGGACTAGCAACTAACTTAGGTACCAACGTCATCAATCAAGTTGGTACAGTTTCCTTCTTTGTAAACGGACCCTCAGCAACAATTAATACCTCAGTTGTAAACTCCTTGAGATGTAACAACGTAACTGCGGCTATTGGTGGTAGTAACGCTCCTTCAACTGAAGAAGTTAGAAACTATGTAACTTATAACTTCGCAGCACAAAACAGAGCGGTAACAGTTAATGATTACAACTCATTATTAAGGAACATGCCATCAGTTTTCGGTGCACCAGCTAAAGTCGCCATCACTGAAAATAATAATAAGATTGTTATTAGTCTCCTGTCTTATGACACCTCAGGTGCATTAACAAGTATTGTTTCAAATACACTTAGACAAAATATTGCAAACTACCTTTCAAACTACAGAATGATGAATGATTACATTTCTGTAACAAGTGCTGAGGTTTTGGATCTTGGAGTCGATGTGTCTGTGGTTTTAGATGCCACACAAAACTCAGGACAAATTGTAACGGATATCGTAAACAGAATTGCAGACTATTTCAATCCTCAAGTTAGAGAACTCGGACAAAATGTTTATATATCGGAACTTAGAAGTATTCTCCAAAACTTAACAGGTGTAATCACAGTCACTGATATGATATTTCAAAATAAAGTGGGGGGTCAATACTCTTCGGCAGAAACCTCGATGCCTTACTCAGATCCTGAACAAAAAATTATACAATCTGTAGACGATACTTTGTTTGCACAACCTAACCAAGTTTATCAAGTTAGGTATCCACAAAAAGACATTAAGGTAAGAGTTAAGAACTTCCAAAACGTTTCCTTTTCTTAACTTTATTATATCCACAAAGGGGGTATATTTTCTAAGATAGGGTTTTTAGAAAAAACCTGATTAACTATTTATGAAAAAAGCCTTTGATGGGAAAGTCGTATAGGATTAAAACCGACATCGGTGTCGATAAGAACATTTCACTTCAGTTAGATCAAGATTTTGAGTTTCTTGAGATACTGTCCTTGCAAATTTCTCAAAATGACATCTACACAAAAAACTGTGCCGACTATGGAGTTGTGGTTGGTAGGGTTGTTGCCAATGGTGGACTTGGTATTCCAAATGTTAAGGTTTCGATTTTTGTTCCAATCACAGAGACCGATTCTCTGAACGAAGAGGTTGTTGCAATTTATCCATATGTAAATCCTAACGATAAAAACGATGATGGTTATAGATATAACTTGTTACCTTACACACCATCTTATCCAAATCATGCTGCCACAGGAACTTTCCCAACAAGAGGGGACGTACTGAAAGACCCTTTAGTTGCTCAGGTCTACGATAAGTATTATAAGTACACGGTCAAAACAAATGAGAGTGGAGACTACATGATCTTTGGTGTTCCACTTGGACAACAAACTATTTTCATGGATTTGGACTTGAGTGATATTGGTGAGTTTTCACTTACCCCTCAAGATTTAATAAGACTTGGATTAGCAACAGATGCTCAAGTTGCTGGAAACACATTTAGGTCATCACCTGATTTGGATACACTTCCACAGATTGTAAGTTTTCAAAAAACATTTGAGGTAAACCCATTTTGGGGTGATCAGAGTCTTTGTCAAGTTGATATCTCAAGAGTTGATTTTGATTTAAGGGATGAGTTAAATATTGATATTCAACCAACCTCAGTTTTTATTGGATCAATTTTCTCAACGATAGATAAGTATCGTATTGCAGCACCGAGAAATAGATTTAATAGTGCTCCATCGATGTTATCTGCGGGTTGTAAACCTAAAGATAACTTAGGAAATTTGTGTGAATTAACACCTGGTGTAGGACAAATATTGGCTGTCAGACAGACTATTTTTCAAGATAGTTTAGGTAGACCAATATTAGAGGAGTACAGATTAGAAAACTCAGGTAATGTCATTGATGAAAATGGTACTTGGATGATCGAGGTTCCTATGAATATGGATTATGTTACAACTGCAGAGGATGGTAATAGAATATTTTCCAACGACCCAAAGGTGGGAATACCAACAAAAGGTCGATATAGATTCAAAGTTAAATGGGACCAGTCACCATCACAAACTGAACAAATTAAAAGACCATACTTTTTAA